GCGGAGGGCTTCGACCTCGGCGACGAACAGCCACGACGGGACCAGGCGCCCCCGCGGCGGGTATTGGGAGGCGACCCGGCGCGCGTACTCCCGGTTGGTGACGCGGGCGCACTCGCGGCACGAGTAGCGGGTCACGCCGCGGTCCTTGTAGGCCCTGGCCGTGGCAGGGTCGCTGGGGGCCCAGGAGTGCCCACGTTTGCAGGTCTTCACGCGCACAGCCCTTTCCGTTCGTAGTGGGACATGCCGCCCCACACCCCCTCGTAGTGCTTGTTCGTCAGGGCGTAGTCGGCGCACTGGACGCGCACCGGGCAGAGCCGGCACACCCGTTTGGCGTTCTGGATGCCGCCGGGGCCGTCGCCGAAGAAGAACTCGTCCACCTCGTCGAGTGGGAGGTTGCGGCACTTGGCCTGCTCCATCCACGCGGTGGGGTCGGGGTTGAGCCGGATCGGCTCCGGGGCGTTGACGTTGGGTGCCACGCGCAGATTCACGACGCGGCCTCCGTCATCAACTCGGACAGCCGCTCCTTGAACTCGGCCGTCGAATACAGGCCCGACACGTGGGCTTCGCACAGGGCGCGGAACGCGGCCCGGAACTCCTGACTGGTCATCACGCCGACCGCCGGGCCTTCCGGCGCTGGTAGTACTCGCGCTGGTACTTCAGGTCACACGGCCGGCACTTGTTGTTCGCGCCGCGGGGCTGACCACATGGCGCATGCACGGGATTCGCGTGCGCACGGGAGTTGTTCACGAACGGGCTCACCACTTCCATGTGCCAGGGGTTCACGCAGGCCTTGTTCCGGCACAGGTGATCCAGTTGAAGGCCCGGAGGGATCTCGCAGACCATGTGCTCGTACGCGAAGCGGTGGCACCGCATCTGTTTGTGGTCGGGGCTGGTGGTACAGACGCCGTAGCCGTCCCGGTCTTTAGCTCCGGTCCAGACCCAGCAGCTGCCCTCTTCGCGAAGCCGCGTCCAAAAGGTCGCGTTCAGTCGCAAAGGTCGCCCCACCCGCACAGGCGCAGCCGCTCCAGCCCCTCGGCGAGAGGTTGCTCATACCAAAAGCCCCACTCGCCGCGGAAGAAGCACCGCGACATGGACACGTTTTGCCGGGGCCGTTTGATGATGAGCAGGCCGACGGAGGCGTTGGAGGCGTGCATCTCTTTCCACGTCTCTTCAAGCCACCGGGTGACGTCGGCTGGGCCGTAGGTGGCCCAGTTCTTGCATTCGGCGATGATGCCGGGGCAGACGAGGATGTCGCCGACGTCGTCGCGGCCGCGGAGTGCGCGGCGTTCGGCCTGGCCGAAGCCGTTGGCCCGCATGAACTTGACTACGGCCGTCTCGAACGCCGTTCCCTTAACCTTCGATGCAGTCACATTCGCCCCTAAGGATCTCCAGGAGCGTCTGCACGCCGACCGCGGACAGGCCGTAGCCCTGCCGGTCGTCGCCGGAGTGGAGGTACTCCATGGCGTGGGTGACGCGCAGCTCCAGCGCCTCCAGCTCCAGGCGACGGCAGTAGGCGGTGAACTCGGGGCTGGTTTCGTAGGTCATGACAGGCGGGCCTTTACCATGGCCGCGAGGTTCTCCTCCGCCGTCTTGCGCTTCCCCGACCGCCAGTAGGTCCAGGCCGGGAGTTCGATCCCGGCGATGCGGAACGCGTCGGCGGCTTTGCGCCATGCGGTGAGTGCGCGTTCGAGGCGGGCGAGGGCGAGGGCCTCGTCGGTGGGTGCGGTCGCTGTCTCATTTGAGACAGGTGCTAGGTCCCGGCTGACGGTGGCGTGGCCAGCGCCGACGATGGGTGCGATCTCCCGCGACGACATCCCCGCCCCCGCGAGTTCCGCCACCAGGGCCTTACGCTCGGCCCGGTCGAGCATCGGCATACACGGGCGGATCTCCGCCGCCACCAACGCCGACCAAGACTCGTAACCCAGCGCCAGCCACCCACGGCCCTCGAACAACCGGGCCACCAGCTCGCGCACGTCATCCAGGTTCACGAGGATCCCGGCCAGGACCTCTTTCGCCTCGACCTCGGACAGGTCGGCCATCACGCAGCCGCCTGGCACAGGAGGACGAACGCGAGGACGGACGACATGACCCACAGACCGGCGATCACGCCGCAGATCAGGGCTTTCTCGGTGGGGTTCATGCGAACAGCACCACCACGGCTGCGGCGAAGATCAGCCACAGGATGAACAGGGTCCGGATGTAGGCCTGGATGCGCGGGACGTTCATCGGGCCACCGCGTATCCGGCGATAAACGCCCACGTGGTGCCGGCGGCCGCGGGTTTCGCGGAAATCCGCCACGGCAGGGAACGGCCGGACGGTGTCCGTGCGTCTATGGCGTTAGGCTCTGTGAGCCTGCGCCGGCGGGTCTTCTGGACCTGGCGTTGCATGGTGAAGCCCCCTTTGAAGAAGGTGGCCTTCGACGGGGTGACTTTGGCGAGTGGTCCGTCTTGGCCAGCTGTTGGTAATGCAAGACAGTACGGACGGTCCCGGGGGCAGGGACCGTCCGTACGTTCATGGTGTTACATCCGAACGGTTACTTCCCCCTCGTCCGTTCGGTTAGGACCTTGGTCCTGAACTAGTACTCGCGGTGGGGTAAAACCCGGACACCGTTGAGCACTTCGGACCCACCGAGGATCCGCATGTTCCAAGCCTTCGCCAACGCCGAAAGCTTGACCCGGTTCCAATGGCCACGACGCGGGTAGTCGGTGGTGAACACGTACCCGTCGCTGTCGTAGATGCACACATGTCCAGCGCTACCGGAACCCTTGAGGAATACCGGCATGCCCTGCACGGCGTAGTGCTCGGTGTGGGTGTTGGCGCCCTTCGCGCCCCCGTTGGCGAGCCACTCGTCCCACGCCGTGGCGGAGCGGGCGGGGATGTCGTACACGGTCCGGACCTGCTTCAGACACGTGTTGGTGGGGAACGCGCTGTTCCAGTCCATGCGGCAGCGCGCGATGGCCGCGAGCACCGAGTTAGCCATTGATGGCACCGTCGTCCTGGACGTCCTTGGCGGGCGCCTGGAAGCCCGCCAGGGCGGCTGCGACACCGGTCAGCATGGACGCCACCCACGCGGGTTCCGAGGCGCCCAGGGAGCCCGCCAGGGCCGTGCACGCGGCCGCCACAATCGAGGCGACGGCGGCCCACCGGACCTTCGGGTGAACAACTCTTCGAATCACTTACTTTCCCCCTCCAGGGTTACATGGCGACGGGGGTGGCCATGATGGTTGACCCCGCCTTGACAACGGTGGAACCGGACGCGGCGGCCTGGGCCCACTGGACGGTGAGGATCCCCGCGACGTCGACGCGGATGAAGAATTTCTCTTCGAGGTAACCGGTGTGGGTGCCGTCCCCGCCGTACGACACCGCCGATGCGAGGGCGTACCCGTGCTGCATGACCACGGCGGTGTTGGAGTTGTCCGTCGTCCCGAGGGTGGGGCCGAGGACGGACCGGACGGCCATCTGCGTCAGGGTGCCGGTGCGGGCGTACGCCACCTTGATATCGCCGGCGGTTGGGGCGGTGAACCCGAGACGTGTCTCGACGTAGTAGGTGACGCCGGTGGTGGAGAACGACAGCGCCAGCTCTGAGTCGTTGACGAGGGTGGTGGACGCGGACACCGTCTGGTCGGCCTGTTTGATCACATACACGGGGGCGAGGAGGTTCATCTGCGCCGCCGTCAGCACGTTCCCGGCAACGAACGAGTAGCTCATAGCGCCAACCTTCCGGAATCCAACAAGCCGCGTGACGCGGAGTCGAGGATGAAAACGTCCGTGTACGGGGTCGCGGGGTTGCAGTTGAACTCGAACTGCCACCGCGAATCGGTGATCGTTTCGGTCCAGCCGACAACGATGACGTCGGCGAACGAACCGGTCATGCCCGCATAGTTCGGCAGGCCGGAGATCTCGAACACGCTTCCCTCACGCAACGCCACCAGGTTGGTCCGCATCGTTGACGTCAGATTGTTCGCGGCGTCCATACCCACCACGGGCCACCGTGGGTAGTCCTGCGTGCCGACCGTGGCCCGCCACTGCGCCTGCGGCAGCAACTGCCCGTCTTGGTACACGTTCAACTCGACCGTGGATGAGTACGTGCCCACCGTGCCGGTGGACAGGTTCCCCGTGGTGATGGTCCACCGCGCCAGGGCACCCTCTGGTCGCTGGGCCGTGACGTCGTTGGCGATGTTCTGATCGTCATCGACAGGCTGCAAAGCGTTCAACCGCTGCGCCGCCTGCGACAGCACCAGAGCGATCGTGGTGGTGTTTGTGTACAGGGAGCCGAGCGAGCGGCAGTACAGGGACCTCGAGGTGACAGCTTCGGTGGAGATCCCCCCATCGACGAACATGGCGTCATCGATCAGGTTCAGGAACGTGTCCTGTGCCTGCGGGCCCAACTGGGCCGAGGTGATGCCGAGCGCGTTCCCGTTCGACAGGGCGATCGACACGCCCTGCTCGGCGGCCAGGCGGTTCACGCGGGTCAGCGCAGTCTCCCCGGCGTTCCCGGTGAGGACACCGGACAGGTCGAAGATGCTGGTCTTCGTCGACTCCACGCTGATGTGCCCCACCGTGGTGGCCACATCGGTCCCGCCGGACGGGGTGGTGCCGTTCCGCACGGTCACGTTGGTCACGTAGCCGAGCGACTGCGACGCCACAGTGGTGGGGCCGTACGCGAGTCCCACGGTGGCGCCTGGGACCAGGGTCGCGAAGCCCATGTCGACGCCGGTGCCGTTCGTGGTGAACTCCAGCGACAACCGGCACCCGGCCTTGAACTCACCCGTCGTGCCAAACCCGCCCGTCGACCCAAGCGACGTACCCGCCGCGTCGTACATCGCCATCGTGGCCGTGTCCGACTGGGGTATGTACTCCAGGACGTAGTAGTTGCCGGTGGACATTTGGACCACGATGTCCACACCACACGTGGCGGTGGACGAGTTCGTCTTCAACAACATGCGGACCGTTGTCGCGGTCGGCGAACCGGCCGGGGTGTAGCGGCCCACCCGGCCCGACACCGCGGCCCCGTCACCCGACAGCACCGGCAGCGCGTCCGACGCCGCGTCGAACGTGGTCCCGTCGGAGGCGAACGTCACCCCCGACGACGACGGTTTCGCGTCCTGCCCGCCCGCGTAGGCGGACCCAAACACTGTTGCGAGGGAGCCATCCTCCAGCGGCCAATACGCCGCGAGGTCGGTGAGCCTCGACGCGGCCCGCTTATAGGGCGAGTCCAGCGGCACCTGGCCCTGCGACAGCTGCCGGCGCAGCCCACACGCCGTGACCGTGACCCACACGTCCGCCCCGGAGAACGTCCACTGGACGGGCCACTCGGAGATGTCACCCCAGAACCGGATCGTTGTCGACCCGTCGTCCATGTACACCGACACCCGGACCTGTGTGTTGCGGGTCAGGTACGGGTAATAGGCGCCGGAAGAGTTGCGGGGAGAGAACCGACCGTCACGGTTGTCCAGGACCATGTCACACGTGGCGAACCCCGGAGCCTGGGACCAGTCCGACCGGCCCCGCCGGATCCGGATACCGTCCGCCACCCGCACGTACGTCGTGATGTCCGTCCAGGCGCCGTTGACGAGCAACTCGACAAGCGGAGTGCCCGGCGCGGCGTCATACAGATCCGCGTCGTAAACCCCGACGTCATAGCGCGCGTAGGACACCTACAGCACCGATCCCCACGGGTTCACGGAAGCGGCGGTGTTCCAGTTCGCGGCAGTCACAGACGACGGGAACCCCGTCTGGCCCGCGAAGGTGCCCATCATTCGCGGCGTGGTCAGGAACTCGGTCGGGCCCGTGCCCGCCAGGTTCGTCCCCCACAACGTCGTGCCCGTGACGGTGCCCGTCATCAGACACGCCACCGCGTACCTGGTGCCCTTCGTCAACGGCTGCGAGGAACCCCACGTCGTGGTCCGGATACCCGTGGACGACGCAATCAGGTTCGACGAAGACACCGACGTCAACAGGGTCAAAGCCTCAGCACCGTCGTTGGAGTACAGGGCAAACCCTTGAAGGGTGCCCGCGCCACCAGAGTTCGCGGTGGTGTTCCACCGCACCGTCGTAGTGGTCCATGACCACGGAGCGGTGAATCCCCAAAAGTAGATGGTGCCGGCCACCAACTGAATGGACTGCCCGATGCGGGGGTCATGGGCCGCGACGTGGTTGGTGCCCCGGATGAACGCGCCGTCGGCGTACGAGTCGAACCGGGAACCCGTGCCCAGCTTCGTCTCCAACGCCAGGGCCGCGTCCTGGATCTTGTTGATATCCGCAGACGAGATCACCTGCCCACTCGAGTGCGTCGTGAACGAGTCCAACGACGCCGGGAAGTTCGTAGCCAACTTATGCCGCCTTCAATCCGAATGCCTTCGGGCCCTTGGTCTTGAACAGCTTCGCCAGGAGAACCTCGAACTCCCTCTGGGCCCCCGACACGTTGACGTTCACGTTCACGTCCCTCGGCTGGTCCTTGATCTGACGGGCCGTCTCCGCCCCCGCGACCGCGTTCGCGTTCTTCCGGATCTGCGCCGATAGCGCGTTCACGTCTGCGATGCCCTTCTTACCACCGGCGAGGAGCTCGTCGGCGGTCCCCAGGGATCCGAGTCCCCCGTTCACCAACTGCGTCAGCAAGTCGTCCGACAGTCCCGCCTTTGACAGCGCAGCGAGGTCCTTCTTCAAGTGGATGGTGTCCTGCAGCTGCTTCTTCAAGTTGTCGACCAGCGTGGTGCCCTTGTAGATCATCAAGGACGAGTCCAGCCCACCCTGCAGCTTCGGGCCCAAGCTTTCGGCGATGCTCTTCGCCACCTGTGAGTACTTGTCGGCGATGTCCTGGAAGGACCGGAGCTTGTCCTTCAGGGCCTGCGCTACCTTGTCGATGGCGGCCCCAGCCCCACCACCGCCGCCGCCGGCCTTCGTCTTGAACAGACCGGATTCGTCCATGGCCCGCTGCATGTAGCCCGGCGTGCCCTGGTCGTATACCTGGGACGAAATGGCGGCAGCGTCAGCCGCGGTGAACGTCGCATCCCCGCCGGGGTTCTCGTCCGGGGCCTGGAACAGCGAAGCCTCATGGGCCGCAGCCAGAATCGCCGCTGTCCGCTGTGCCTGCGCCGCGAGTTCGGCCTGAGCCGCAGCGGCGGTGTGGGACCAACCCGCGTTCGTGCGAAGCTTGTCCGTCACCCCGTCCAATGCGGAACCGAGGAAGCCCAGGTGGCCTGGGACCTTCTGCACCATGCCGTCGAGGATCGACAACTGTGCCGCGGCCGGTTTGAATCCGTCCTGTTGCAGGTTGGCCCAGCCCGTCTTGTTGTTCGTGGCGGCCACGGTCACCAGGGCCGCGGTGGCGGCGAGCCCGATCAGGCCCGCCCGCAACGCACCGATACCCGCCAGGGCCGAGGACGCGGCCGGTTTGATCCGGAAGTACGCCCCCGCCAGGTCACCCGCAGACATCGCCGCCAGGGACATCGCTTGCGCCTGCGCGGGCAACTGGGACGACAGCATCAGTGACGCGGACGCCAACTCCCGGACACCATGCGCTGCGACCATGTTCTGGTAGTTGTGCTTGTTCGTGGCCGCGGTCGCCGCCTCCAGGTCCTTCTCGACTGCCCTGGACGACTGCGAGACCTGTTGCGTCCCCGACACGAACCTGCCCGTGTCTGCGACGAACTCCAGGGTGACAATCCCGTTACCGGCCACCGATGTGCACCACCAAACCGGTCTTCTGCGCCACGCGGAACATGGCGTCGCCCATCATCTGCATCACCTCGGGCCGCTTGGCCTCGAACGCCGGGTACATGATCCGTCCGGTTTTGATGTACGGGCGGACCGCGAAGTGCCGGGCCGTACGGGCCTTCCGGGCGCGGTAGTGGATGTTGCCGGTACGGGCCCGGCCCACGGTGCCGCCGTAGTCCACGAACCCCGCGTAGGGCACTCGCGTGTTGTTGCCCTCCCGCACACCCGCGCCCCGCGCGGTGGCGTAGGCCCGAATGGACGCCTCGAGCTTTCCCGTGTTCTTGTACTTGTGTGGGACTCGACGACGCGCCTCCACGACCACGATCTCGGCCGCAGCCTTCATCTCGGTCCGCAGCGCCTTCGGCGCCTCCGCATCCAACGCCTTCATCGACGCGAGGAACTCCCGCATCCCCGTCACACCAACAGCGCCGGCCATCAGCGCCTCGCCTCGTCCTGCATGCCCTTCGCGGTCAGATAGGCGGACCACCGCACATATTCCATGTGGCTCATGTCCTCTACCTCCCCGACCGTCATGTGGAGCTTCTCCGCGAGCATGAACTTGAAGACGTCTACGTCAGATTCCATCCCGTGGACCGCGTAGATCATCTGACGCTGGATCGCTTTTCTGGTCCCCGTAACCGGAGGCCTCCTGACACGCACGCACAATTGCCAGCGCCGCCTGCAGCGGCTGGTCCAGCAACCACGGGTCGACCTGCTCGTAGGGCATGTCGCAGGAGAACGCGACCAGCGCACAGTTGATGTCCGGGAACTCGCCCAGCTTCGCGGACTCCCGCAGCGTGATACTGCGGGGCTCCACGTCCTTACCGTTGACCGTTACGTTCACTTCTGCCCCCCTGTAGCGGTTTAGTAGACGCCGGTGGTGATGGCGCCCGTGACCTTGAACTCGGCGACGAACGACACCAGACCGGCCACCGGAGAAGACTCCTGGTAGTTGTCCAGCACGACAGTGCCGGAATGCTTGACGTTGCCCGCGGTCGGACCCTCGGGGCCCCACACGAACGCCACACCCGTGCTGTTGCCAACGAGGGCCTGGATGACGGTGTGCGAACCAACCAGGGCCGTTTTGTCCCACAACCCGTTCACGGTCATCTTCGCGTCGATCAGAGCCGCGACGTAGGTGTGGTTCGTCGCGCCGTACGTGGTGGTGTCGAGCACGTCGTTGTTCTGCTCGAACATCACCGAAGTCACGTAAGGACTGATGTCCTTAGCGTTGATGGTCAGCTGAGAAGCCTTACCGGCGGTGGGCATCAGTACCTCCTAGAAGTTGACGGGGATGGCAATCAAGGAACAGGTGACGGTCGAGGTGACCGAGTGCGTGACCGTGATCAGGCCGGTGGTCCCGTCAGCGATCTGGTTGGCCCTGGGGAGCCAGAAGTACTGGGTGGTGCCGTTCGTCACCGACTTCGACACGGTGGTCTTCGTGGTGCCCCACGGGTCGGTGTAACCGGTCGTGGAAATGGTCACCGTGTCCGGCGACGCGTTGCCGTTGATGACCACCAGCACCAGCTGGTAGGCGTTGTTCGGGGCGATCGTGTCCGACGCCGCAACCGCGGTGGTGGTGATGACGTTCCCCGTCAGTGCGGTGAGCACCTGGGGCGACAGCAGTGCCATGGCTAGCCTCCTCAGGCCGCAACTTGCAGGGTGAATTTGACGGCGGAGTAGTCCACCCCGCCCATGCCGACCGTGACGAACTCGGCCGTGGTGCAGCGGACACACATCGTGGTGATCGCCTCAACGGAGGCCTTGAACACCGTCCCGTCCGCGTACGTCGCCAGAGCGTCACGGACGTCCTGGTCGATCTGAGTGCCTGTCACCACGTACATGGGGATCGTGAACGAATCCACCCCACGCGCGTACGTCGTGTCGTACTCGATGGAGTCCGGCACGCCGAGGAACACACACGGCGTCACCATGCTGGCGACCGGATAGTCGTACACGTTGTAACCCAGCGCCGGGTACCCGTTCAGCGCGGTCCCTAGGGCGTCCATGACGTCGCCCAGCTTCTTCGCGGTCACACCGCACCCCACCAACGGATGTAGGGCTGCACCAGGGCCTGCACATCGGCGTCGAGCTTCGCCAGCAGCCGCATCTCGTTGCCCAACTCGGGGGAGCCGGCGATACCCGCCCACGACTCCCGCCGTTGGAACACCCGCGCGGCCTGGATCAACGTGGCCTGCTTGATCGCCGTCGGGACCGCGGACCAACCCCAGTTACCGGTAACCGATACATATCTTGCGTTGGGTGAACTGATCGACACCCACACGCTCGAGGTCGGCCGCATCACCATGTGCGTCCACGGCGACCCGTCCGCCGCGGCGTTCCACGGGTACAGGTCGAAGTCCGTGTTCAACACCAGCGTCCCCGCATACGTGGCGTCGAATTGCGTGTCCGCCGTGACCACCAACCCGACCGTGGTCTGCAGGTCATCGATCGGGACCGCGTCCCGGCCCTCGATCAGCAGACCGTCGAAGTCGTACAGCCGTGCGACCGCAGACCCGGTGAGGCCGAAGTGCCGGTTGCAGGCCTGGTCGACCTGCCGGGACGCCGCGGTGATGGCGAACCCCAATGCGGTGTCGTCCGAGGACGTGGCGGTGCGCAACTGGGCTTTGAGTTCGGAGAGACTGCAGTAATCGGTAACGAAGCTCACCGCGAGTCCCCCTCGATCATCTTGTGCTTACGGTCATGATCGATCTGCCAGTCCACCGCGTTCGCCAACGTCGCCTCGATGCGGGCGAGCGGCCCCGCAACGTGACCGTTGGTTTGCTGCACGGCGACAGCCGCCCCCCGCCACGCCGCCAGAGCGGCGATCGTGGGGGGGACAGCTGCCACCAGTGCGACCCACATATGTCAGGCCGCGTGGAGCAGGGAGCCGGCGTTGACGTTCTGGACCACGGAGTCGAAGCGGCCCCAGGCGAAGTAGCCCACCTGGCGGTTCTCCGCGTACTTCTCCATCAGGGTGACCAGGCCGACGTCCTTCACGGTGCGGACGATGAACGCCTGACGCAGGTCCCCGAAGAACCCGAACGAGTTACCGCTGGCGGGAGCCGGGCAGGCCTGGTCGATGATGACCGGGAAGCCGAGCAGGGTCAGACCGGTCAGCGACGCCGACGCGTTCATGCCGTAGTCCCACAGCAGCGGACGGTTGGTGGTGTCCTTCATCTGCCGGATGATCTTCAGCACCGCGTCGGAGAACACCCAGACCGCGTTGGCCCGGTACGCCGGGTCAACGTCGTGGACCATCGCCACCAGGTCGTTGTACGTCGGCGTGGTGTTCGAGGACCACGCGGTGCCCTGCGCGATGCCACCAGCAGCCGACAGCAGACCGGTCGGCTCACCCGCGCCGGTGCCGTTCACCAGGTCGGTCGCCAGCTTCCGGGCGATCCGCTCGGCGAGCTTCCGGCCGATGAACCCGGCCAGGTCGAACGCGGAGTCCTGCAGCAACTCGTACGGAACCTTCAACGCGGCGTTGCCGGTGCCGTTGGAGGTGTACACGTACGCACCGAGCATCTTCGTTCCGAACGTCAGGTCCGCACCGGACGGCAGCGAAGCCGACTCCGCGGTGATCGCGCCCAAGTTGCTGGTGTCGTCGTTCGTCGGCCACGGCAGCGGCTGACCGGAGTCGGTGCTGATGCTGTCGGAGCCGCTCTGCACGCCACCGAAAGCCTTCAGGCGCTCAATGATGGTCTGACGGAAACCCTCCGGGACCAGGAACCCACCGGCGGCGGCAGTGCCCTCGCCCTGTGCACGCTGCAGGTCGCTGTTTGCCTTGCCGGTGCGCAGGTACGCGTCGAACGCCAGATCCTCACCCGAGCGCTCGATCTGACCCACCGGCAGAACCGCGGGGGCCTGAACGGTCATGTAGGCGGCGTGACGGGCCTTCAGAGCCTCCTGGGAAGCCATGCGCTGCAGGTCCTTCTCCAGTCCCTCGTACTCGTTCTGCATCTCCTCAGAGATGCTGTCCTCGGCGGCAATGGCGCTCATCCGAGAGACGATTGCGTCTCGATTCACTTACCTTCCCTCTCCATGAGCACCCGGTGCCTAGCCCGGATCAGTTGCTCACGCACCGACTGGTGCGCGGCCTCACGTGCAATGGCCCCCGCGTAGGCGGGCCTGCCAACGACGCTGATCTCCCTCAGCGCCGCGAACTTCTGGTGCACCACACGCCCCCCGGCCCGGACCATCCGGCCGATGGTTGCCGTGAACGACGCCCCCCGGTAGCGGCCGGACTCGACCCCGCGCCGGACCTCACGACCCAGGTCGCTGTCCAGGTCGATCTCGTACGCCAGGCCCTTCTCGTCAAGGGACAGCCGGACCGACCCGTCATCGGTCGAACCCAGCCGGCGCGACGGGTCATGATCCACGGTCGCGACCACGCTGGACAGATCAAGCCCGTCCAAGGCCCCGCGCTCGACCTCCTCCGCGCCGGCCGGGAGCACCTCACCGAGCAACTCGACCGGGCCCTGCGTCGGCTCGTTGTAAACGACCGCATAGCCCTTCAGGACGTCCCCCTCAAGGGACGCCCGCGAGAAGTCGGCGTAGAACTTCAACTCAGACCATCGCCGGGGGCACAGCGACGACGTGGACCGAGTTCAGGGCACCGGTGGTGACACCGGTCGACACGATCTGCACCTTGATGAACGGACGCCCGGTCGCGGTGATGAACGTGGCAGTCTTCGTGGTGTTCGCCGCGGAGGTGGCCGACAGGGTGCCCGAGAACAGGGTCGCGGCGCTGTAGGCGCCACCGGAGGTGGTCGCGTCGGTCACGGAGCAGGTGTACGAACCGTCGGTGTAGGTGCCGACGGAGTGGACGATGAACAGCCGAGTACCCGGCGGGTAGGCGGTCGTGTCGATCGCCGAGGACGTGGTGGTCGTGCTGGACGCGATCGACACCGGGCCCAGGGCGCGGGTCGTGGTGAGCCTCGCGTCAACGTCACCGCGGACGGTCATTTAGTACCTCCAGTTGAATCCCCTGCATTTGCCGCAGGGTCGGTTGGTTTGAAGCCCGCGGGAGCCGGCTTCAGGCCCACGGCAACGCCGGGGGTGTCAGAGGGGACGGGCGTGTCCAAGGGCGCACCCTCGACGGCCTGGTCCTTGTTCGCGTAGTACTCGGCCTGAGCGAGGGTCAGCTTCAGCTGCGCCTGGTCCTGCGGGGTGCCGCGGAGGAACGCCGAGTAGTCGGTGTAGGCCCGCTTGCTGGTTGGGGTGAGCACCGCGTGGGTGAGCTTGTCCTCGACCCGCTTCGTGTACGCCCCGAACGTGTACTTCGCCATCCCGGTGTCCAGCTGCGCGATACCGGACCCCCACGTCGACGCGCCGTCCTCCGCCAGAAGGACCTTGGGGATGCCCCACGCCCGGGCGACCTCCTCGACCTGGAACTGGCGCGACTCGAGGAACTGGCCGTCGACGGCGTTCATCGTCCACGGCGCGAACGTCAACGCCGCGTTCACCACCGCCAGGTCACCGGCGTTGTCAGAGCCGGCCAGGTTCGCCTTCAACCCGGCCTTGATCTGCTTCCCCTGCTCCGGGGTGATACCGGGCGCCGACACGATGCCGCCGAGGAGCATCCCATTCTTGAACGACCGGGCTGCGGCCTTGTCACCGGACAGGCCGGTGCCGATCGGGTTCCGCAACATCCAAATGGGCGAGTAGCCCTTCAACAAATCGCCGGACAGGCCACGGATGTGGATGATGTCGCCCTCGTAGTACACGAACGACATCCCAGCCTGCGCAATCGGCGACTGCTGCGGGATCGAGATCGTGTACTGGCGACGACCCTCCCACCAGCGCACCGTCACCATCGAGGGGTGAACCGGGAACAGGCACGCCAACTGGCCCGCGCCGTTATACAGGCGCAACAAGTAGGCGTTCCCGTGCAAAGCCAGGTGTAAATAGATCGTTTCGCGCCACTCGTAGGGGGTGAACCACTCCCCACCGGGCTCGTCAAGGATCGACTCCACCCGCGACGGGATTTCCTCGCCCTGCGGCTCCTTGCCCCGGTACGCGTACAACGGCAGCTGCGCCAGGCCCGCGATGATGCTCACGGCCCGCCACACAGCCGTCGAGCCCATAGCCGAAGACTCGTTCACCGCCACGTCGGAGTCATTCACCCCGGACCAGCCGAGGAACTCCGCCAGGGCAGCGTCACCAGAGGTGAACGACGGCCCAGAGGAGCCACGCTCAACCACGTCAGGGGTACGCCGCCACCAAGCCATCAATGGCATTATGGCACGGAGTGCAGAATCTTGCTCTGGCGCTATCGTACCGGGGCTGTCAAGGGGGCAGGCGTGCTAAAGGCAGGGCCGAAAGGGAACGACGCCGGACAGGGACCCATCCCCCCAGGGCTCACAGCCCTGGAGTTCTGCGCATGGTGGGGCGGCAAGCCCTACGCCTGGCAGGCGCCCCTGATCGAGGAACTGTGCGCCGACACCCGGCCCCGACTCGGATACATCCAGGTCGGCCGGAAGAACGGCAAGTCCTTCCTCGCCGCCTGCATCGCCATCGACGAGATGGTCCGCAAGGGCGGGCAGGTGTTCCTAATCGCAGACTCCGAACGGAACCTGAAGTCCGCCCTGTACTCCGAGCTCGTCCGCCAATGCCAGCAGTCCCCCCAGCTGGCCGGGTGTGTCCTCATCTACAAGGACCACCTCGAATGTCCCCAAAGTGGAGGCCGGATTGAGCTACGACCCAACAACCTCGGCGCCTCCCAGTCGATCAACGGCGACCTGGTGCTGTTCGACGAAGTGCACATGCAGAAACGCCGGGAGATCTGGGACGGCATGTCCTACGTCGGCGCAGCCTCCAAACGGTTCCTACTACTCGGGATCACCACGCCCGGCTACGAAGTGGTCAGCCTGGCCCACGACCTGTACATGGAGGTCCAGGCCGGGGAGACCTGGGGGAAGATCTACGAGGCCACCGACAAGTCGTGCGCCCTGGACGACGAGGCAGCGCTACGCCAGGCCAACCCCGTCTTCGACGAGGACCCCGACCACTGGCGGGCCGTCTACGCCCACGAACGCAAGGCCGTCCAGGAGAACGACTACCGCCGGTTCCGCCTCGGCCAGTGGACCGCAGTCGCCACCAGGTGGCTCCCACAAGGGGCCTGGGCGGCCCGTACAGCCCCCGCCGAGTACCGGCTTGAGGAGAGGCTATGGGTGGGGTTCGACGGCTCCTACAGCGGCGACAGCAGCGCGCTGGTGGCCTGCAACAGCCAGGGCCACATCAAGGTCCTGGGGCTATGGGAGAACCCCGGCCGGAAGGACTGGCGAGTCCCCCGCCACGAGGTGGCCGCCGCGGTGGCCGATGTCATGGACCACTACGACGCGATCCTCCACGTGGACCCGCCCTACTGGGGCAGCGAGATCGCCGAATGGGACCAACGTTGGCCCGGGCGGGTCATCGAATGCCCCACCAACTCTGGCATCCGCATGGCCCACTGGTGCTCAGAGTTCGAGGCCCGGCTCCTCGAGGGAGCGATCACCCACGACGGACACCGTGCGCTGGAGGAACACATGAGCCATGCCACGGTGAAGATGACCAGCCACGGGGTCGTGATCACCAAGCCCACTGAATGGTCACCACTCAAGATCGACGCCGCCGTGGCGTGCGTGCTGGCGGTGGCCCACGCGGCGATCACACCAGCCGTGGAGCCCGTGTTCGTCATGTAGCGGTGTGTGTGGGAAAAAATCGGGTCGAGATGAACGGAGGGTGACCGGATCCGAACTTTTTGTCACGGCATGCGCGCCAGCACCTGCATCGCCACCTCATGGCTACTGACCATCACGTCGGGCGACGCCAGCGTCCGCAGTGCCATGGCCTGGATGGCCAGGAGCGCGTCGACGTACTTGGCGGGCACTGCCCCGTCGATAGCCTCGGTCATGCGCTGTCCCTTTCGTGGATGTCCTTGGATTGGCACGCCCGGCACGCCGGGACGATGCGCCCCCGCCATTGGCCCGGTGGTGCGGTGCGCAGGGGTGGGACGTGGTCGCGGGTCATGTGTCGAGGTGAACCGCGGGTGCCAACTTCTGAACTTTTCTGCCGTGCATATGCGACACCGGGAGACACTCCACCCTCGCATCAGCTGCGGCACGACGTGTCGGTTGACTCGCACGTCTGGGTTCTACAACAGGGGCAGGTGCAGGCGAACCACTTGTCACAGCCGTAGCAGTCATGCCCACATCCAGTCACATCTGCCCCTCTTGTTTCACGTGAAACATCTGTCGCGCGTGGGAACCATCTCGGTGGCTCGTGCGTCTACCCCTACATGGATGACTGCACGTGTGGCCACGACATGGCCGATCACTTCAGCGATGGCTGTGATCACTGCGATTGCGACCGCGCCCGCATCTAGCGCCCGTCACGCCGCGCCTTTCTTCACGTTGCACGGCAGGCACATCCACCTCAGGTTGCCCGGTTCGTTGGTGCCACCCTGCGCTATGGGCACGATGTGGTCCACGGTCATCTTGGCCACGACACCACACTCGGGGCAGGCCATGACAGGACGAGGCATGGCCCTGTAGGCCCTCGAGGTGTAGGCCTTGCGGCACTGCTCGCAGCGGCCCGTGTACTGGTGGCCTTGGAGGCAGCGCTTCAAGTCAGTCGTCCCAGGACTCGAAGGCAGAGCACTCATCACAGAGTGCCCGTTCCGTCAGGCGGCTTATGTACACCGCGGGCCTGGCCTGGCAGTTGTCACACAGTTCCATCCGTAAGCCCTTCTACTCAACTACAGCCAGTGAGGAGGACTGGGGTTTTAGGATCGAGGAGCCAGGCGTTATCGCCATATGGCGACGCCTTCGATCCTAACTCCCCTGTCAAGTCCTGTCAACGCTTACTCTTAGTAGTTGTTTCTGCTGGTTTCTCGGTTTGAACCAGGACAAGTGAGCGTGCCGTCAGTGACGCCCTGTAGTACTCGTCCTCGAACTCGTCTGCGTCTTTCTGCTTGTTGCAGTGCATCGTTACAACACCGTTATCGTCACGGACCATGGTGATGATGGCGTCTGCCTCACCCTCCAGGATCGTGTGACCCCGCAACGGCTTACCCGAAGCGCTGGGGTGATGAATGGCCAGGACCGCCGCCCCTGTCTGCTTCCGGAACTCGTGTAGGTGGGCCATGATCGGGCCCTGCTCGGCGCCGTTGATCTCCTCCAGCCCGAGCGTGGCCCTGCTGTAGGTGTCGATGACCAGCAGGTCGGTCTTCTCCTGGACGCACGCCTCGGTGAGCCACTGCCAGTTGCGTTGCCCGATCTGTACGGCCTCCGGGAGCCACGTGACGCGCGGGTGCATGCCGGTGGCCTTCTCCCACGCCTCGGTGCGCTTACGGAGCCCACTGGACCCCTCGCAGGCCATGTAGACGACGTTCCCCCCGGAGGTGCGCCGGCCGCCGCAGGTGTGCAGCCCGAGAGACAGGGCGCATGCCCAGTCGATGGCCATGAACGACTTGTACGCCCGCGGCGCACCGGATAGCCACGTCAGTGACCCGGTTTGGATGACGCCGTTGATGAGCCACCGGGGCTCAGGGATGGACGCGAGCTGGTCTGTGGTCATGAACTTGGCGAGGATCGGGTTCTCTTCGGGGACCAGGGAGAGATGCGGCTCGCCGGGGATGTAGACACCATCGGGGCCATAGTTGTTGGGGTCTTCCCACCTTGCGGTCATGCGGAGTTCCACACGGCCCACTGGTCCTCGGACCAGCCGATGTGCATCTCGAACTCGCCGGGGGTGGCGCGCCATCCGGGATGGGCCATGTCGTATACCCACGCGGCGTAGTCGTGGTCATTCATCCCGCGCCGCGTGTCGAGACGTTCTGCCTCTTGACGGCATGGGTAGTCTTCCCTTGTCACTAGCTCACTCCAGGGGTTGGGAGTAGCGCCGCCGGCCAGGGCGGGTGCTACACGGGACAGTAGCGGCGCGGCACACCGACATGCGGGTGCCGCGCCGCGTGCGCTGTACGGGGCGGCTGGGGCCCTAGAACGGCGCCTCTTCCTGGCTAGATGCCTCTCGAGCCGTGGCGGGCGTTGAACCCGCCATCGTCGAAACGGCTTTTGGGCCGGCCGCCTCGAGCTTCCGGGAGTGGACGATGAAGATGCGCTTCTTCCCGGCGGTGGCAACCCACGCCGCGGAGTAGTAGTCGCCGACCTGGGGGTTGAGGACCCTGGTTTTGGTGAGGAGGTCCACGGCGGACACGGTGAGTTCCTTCCGCCCGTTGGCGGTGTCGAGGTGCAGCACGGGGTAGGACTTCTCGGGTTCGTCGTCCTTGGCGGGGAAGGTGGTGGTGGTGATGTCCTCGATGACACCCTCGATGCTGTCGCCTTCCTTCTCCCACTTGTGGAACGGGGAGTTGTCGAAGGCGGGGTTGGACCAGTTGTACATGTGTGCGGTCATGCGGCTTGCTCCCCCAGTTGAAAGGTTGGTACCTGCGGCCATTCCGCGAGGCACTCAGGGCTGTAGATGTAGCAGCACCGTTTCCCGTCCCAGCCGCTGTCGTATGGGCTGGGTTTGGGCTTGGGTGTGGCGTGTTGGTAGAGCCGTTCAGCGGCTTGTGCGGCTACTTGTTGGGCCGCTGCGACGGGGTTAGGTGGCGGGTAGATCGTCGCCTCGCAACGCTTCACGGACCTCGGTTGTGCTCAGCGGTGTCCAGGAGGATGCCCGATCCACCGATTCGCACAGTTCTTCGACGCGGGCGATGGCGGCTTCGGCGCGATGAGCACGCGTCTCCCATTCGTCCCACGCCGAGTCGGCTTGCTCGAACTCGGCGTCGAGGTCCAGCTCGCGGCGTGTGTCTCGGCCGTTGGCCGGGTAATGCGCGTTCGGGTCCAGCGGTTCTACCATTCGGTCACCCCTCCTACGTGGCGCCACAGGGCGCGCTGGAATGACGGCCATGACGTCCCCGTCTTGTCTGCGATGTCACGGGGGGACATGCCGAGTGTCTCTCGCATGTACCTGTACTCGTAGTTGTTGTCCTCCCACAGCCACCGGTTGCCGGCGAGGCCACGTTCGCGGACCTGCGCCTTGACGCGCGCGCAGTGGATGGCTAGCCGTTGCCGGTAGCAGGTGCGGCATTGGCGTTTCCCGCTGGGGAACTCTCTGATCCCGTGGGCGGCGCGTAGGTGCCACTGCTGGCACCACACGTTGTTCTTGTTCGCCGGTGGCCTAGTCATGGTCGCCGAATAGCCACCGGCACCAGCACCAGCCGCATTCGTCTCCACCGCATCGGGTGCAGTCATCGGACATCGACCCCCCTGACGCGGTTCTTGCCCCGTGACCAGCGGCCGCAGGACTTGCACCAGTACCGGACGTACGCGGACAGGTCCGTGTACTGCAAGCCTCGGCGTTGCAGGTCCTCGGAGCCGCACTGCGGGCACTGGATGATGACCCCGTCCCCGTCGTACAGGCCCACGTTGGGGACCTTGCACCACGGCTTCAGGCGGTGGTACAGCCGCTCCGTCAGCAGGACGTCTTGGACGTTGTATGTCTCCATCCGCGCCCACGCGGCCCTGTCGCCGGCCATGCACTGAACCCACGTCAGGTGCCCACCCGTGGGGGCCTTGTGGTCCCCCAGCAGCTGGGCCGCGACGTACTCCAACTTGTTGGACGGGAACCGGAACTTGGCCTTGACGACGTTGCACAGGTCCACCTGGGTGAACGGCGAAGGCGGGGTCATCTCCGCCCTGGCCATCTCCGTCTGCAGGTGGGGGATGTCGAACTTGGTGCCGTTGTAGTGGACGACGACGTCGGCCTGGTCCAGCAGCCGGTGGGCGGCCTTGGGGACGCTGATGCCTTTGTGGAAGCGGACCTTGTCCTCGTCCTCCCACTTCGCGGCGAAGCACATGACGTACCCGGACTCCAGGAGCTGGGGCAGGCCGACGTTTTGCTGCCACAGCCCCCACACGTGGGCCACTTGGGGCGCGGTTTCGATGTCCAGGGTCAGGACTCTCATGCGACGGCCCCCCAACAGGTCTCGCAGGTGAGTTGCGCGACGTGGCAGTGGTGGACCCGGCCGAGGCTCGCGGTTCCCATGAATGCGTTACCGGTCACGTTCCCCGTGATCCCGCATTCCGTTCGGTAGGCCGTGAACCAGGCGTCGTGGCCGTTCATCCACGGGAACAGCGCGTCGACGCGATGCGGGCCGCCGTGATTTACGACCATGTCTGGACTGGGGCGCGACCCTTCGTACATTGCTCCCCACATGACGCCGCCGGCGCCTGACGGGTGATTCTTGTATCTGCGGCTCATGCTGTCTCCAGGGCGTTGGCGCGGCGGGCCCGGCGGTAGGTGTCCCACCGCATGCCGAGCGCCATGGCGATGTCTTTCTCCGGGGTGTGGGCGTCGCGGAGGGCTTCGACCTCGGCGACGAACAGCCACGACGGGACCA